GTTAAAAATACATAAAAGGAATAGGATAGCCGGTGTGACCGGCTACCCAACTTTACTGTAACAGGGGGAGATTTTATCTATTTGAGAGATACAATATCCGTCTAGCTGGAACGGAGTCCAGTTAGCTGGACAAGAGACTCAGGATAGGTAATGACCGGGGCATATCGAGCCGTCACAACGACATCAATTGCGTCGAAGACTGGCTGTGGCCAGACATCAACAGCGATTGGTCTCTTAGTTACGAAGTAACCAAGAGGAGCGTATGCGGCACTGAAATTGGCACCGGCTGCGGCAATCACGTAAGCCCTACCTGCTGGAACGTTAGGAGTGACTACCTGTCTCAGCCCGAATAGCTGAGGCGGCGTCTGCACCGTTCCGTTTCCTTGCATGTAGGTTGGTTGTCCGTAGAACAACAGAGCAGCGAACTGAGGCAGATTAACCAAGTCTTGGAACTGTAGTGGGTTCATCAAGAGGGTATCTGGCTCCAATGCGTTCTGCTGGATTATGGACTTAGCCTTTGTGATGTCGTTAACACCTATTGTATTGGCGAATGTGGCCGAAGTACCATCCATGAATATCGAAGCACCGGTTGCACCATATGACTGACCTGCTGGAACCGCAGCATTAAATGCGGCTTCAACGTCTTGGTCAATCGTCATGATGATACGCCTTGCGGCTCGTTTCAACTGGTCTTCAACGATGTTCACGATTTGGTCTTCAATAAGTTCCCTTGTGACTCTGATACGCATACCAATCTTATACGGTGTGACCGTAATAGTTGTATATGGCGTAAAGTCGAATGGAATCTCAGCACCCTCTGCGTTCTTGCCGATTATAGCAGCAGCACGTTGACCGGATTGCTTCGGTATCGTAGCCGAGGCTCCTACCTTAATGTAGAAGTCTTGTAGTAACGGCTTGATAGCCAAAGCTGGCATCGTGAGTTCTACTATTCTCTGTGCAAGTGCAGGATAGAATACTGCGCCCTGTGTGGTGAACGGAAACGACTCTCTTTGCATTGACATTTTACATCACTCTAGAACAGCATTATCTGAAGGGTTTGTCCTGAAGTTGTTGTCGTGGATAGAGCAAGAGCACGGAGCATATTTTCAGTGCCAGAAGCAGGAGTAACGTAGCCAGCCGTAGAGGTTGACAACTTTACATACTGTCCGGCAGTAATGGCTGAATCGCAGATAGCGTTGACGACACCCCTTACCTGAACGTCAGCAGCACTTCCGGCGAGAGCGCCGGTTGTGATGACAACACCAAGTATGAAGCCGTCAGTTTGTGAAGTCGAGGTTGCAACAGTGTAAGCGGTTGAGGTCATGGCGACAGCTTGACCAACGGAAACCGAACCCGAAACCAAGAAGGTCTCGAACCAGTTGTCCTGTCTTGCTGGCCCACCCTCGTAATACTGTGGAATACCAGATGGCATTTTATGATTCTATTCGTCTAGGAACTTGTCAGTAGCCCCATTTGCTTGAAACGACCTGAAGCGCCCAAAATTTCATTCCAATAGGATGGAACTTGGCCGTCAGGGGTTCCCAAAGCAACAGGTGATTTTTCTTCCTTAGTCTCTCCAACCTGCGCCTTACCGGTAGTGGAAGCCTCCATCTTAGGAGTCAGTGCTTCGCGGGCCTTGCGAGCCTCTTCGACCTTTGCCCTGACTTCTGCAATCTTGGACTTCATTTCCTCTACCTTGCGCTTAACCTCGTCGGCGGTTGCGGCGTCTTGAGCAGCCTTGAGTTTGGCAGAAGCTTCTGCCTTAGCCGATTCCTCAGCAGCGTGGATACGCTTGAGTTCTTCGAGCTTAGCGGAAACTTCAGCTTTCTTGGCACTTTCCTCTTCTTCCTTCTTCTTGCGGTGCTCAGACTCTTCAAGCATTACTTTGTAAGAAGCCTCAGCCCACTTTGTCAAAGGAGCAAGAGCAGTCTCAAAACTCTTCATAACCGTGTCGTATTCGACAAGTTTTGGAGATTGTAGCTCTGCTTGTGGAGCAGCGCTCATTTCTAAGTTAGCCTTAATGGGGAAACCATTATCTTTGCGTCCACCAAGACCACTCCCCGTGGAACTGGATTCACTCGTAGAGACATGTTCTTTATTATTCTTTTCGCCATATATAAACCCTGCGTCGGCCTTCAAAACAGGTTCCGGGGGCTTATTTTCG